CGTATCAATTTTTTTGTCAAGCAAACTTTCTACCGATGCCTGTGTTGAAATACGGCGCATATCATCAGTATAATCATCTTTCTCAATCAAGGTCTCTGGTGAGATGTTGTATTGCATAATCAAATGTGGATACAGACTGTTCAAGTCAAATGATGCGACCCAATTATGCAAACCAATTTTTGGTTCTTTGACATAAGCACCTTCAAATGCTTCACTCTTTTTGGCAATACGGCGTGGTGGCACAACAATCTTCTTATCAAGTAGATAGTTGTAGATCAGTGCATCCCACATTCTTGTTTGTGCAAATACATCATCATAGTTACACTTGGTGTCATACGCCAGAGTCAGTGCAAGTTCAACCAGTTTTAGTTTATCTTCCAGTTTCAGAATCAGATGCACATCTTTGATGTTATACTCAATAAACTTTTGATGGTCAAGTCTATAGAGTTGATGTAGACTGTCATACTCATCATATGATAGTTTGCTTTCACCAAGTTCTACACTGGCGATTGTATCTAGACGATAGTTCTCGGCGTTTTTACCACCAGGTGCATACCATTGGTATAGTTCAAGATAATCAAGAACAGAAATGCCGACAAGATCATAGACAATCTGTTCTTTGCCTTTGAACACAGTCTTTCTTTCAGAATAGACAGACCATGGTGACAACTTGTTTACTACATCATCCCCAAATAAACGTGAGAAACGATTGACAAGGTAAGGAATATCAAAGAACTTGATATTCCAACCAGTAACAACGTCAGGATGGTCGCTTGACCAATCAGCAATAAACCGTTCACAAAGATTGATTTCATCTTCACACTTAATGTATGTTTCTTCACCTTTTGCCTCATAATCACCACAACCATAAACGGTAGTACCGCCATTCAATTGATGAATAGCGATTGCTGTAATAGGCTCAGTAGCCTTGTATGGATCAGGAAATCCGTTTTCAGAGCCAACCTCAATGTCTATGAAAGCGACAGAGAGATGAGAAATATCCCAATCAACAATCCCTCTAAAATTGTCAGCAATGAATGCGTATTCATAGCGTGTATTGCCGTAGATTTTAAAGTTTGAAACATCTTCGTAACGTTTGACAAAATCACGTGCCTCCCGAATAGTATCAAAAGTCATAGGTTCCAATGGCTCATTGAACAATGAACGCCATTGGTTTTGTTTATTAGACTGCAAAAACAAAGTCGGAGAGTATTTGACTTTTGTCTTAACTCTCCGACCGTTGTTCACTCCACGAAAAAGTATGTGATTGCCGTGGACGCAAACATTCGTATAATATTTACTCATTAAATCACAAGACCAGGTGGTGCAATTTCAATGCGACTAAACATTTTTCTATATTGTGCTAGTAAATCGGCAACGGGTGTATTGATTGTCAAAATATCAGCATTCTTAAAATTGATGCCTTTGTCAAACTCTTCTACAAAAGCAAGATATGGTGCAAAGCCAACACCACCAGGATCAGTAGCAGAACGTGGTGGTACAGCAATGACTTGCATTGGATTTTTTACTAAAACACCAACATCACCTTGTTCAATCATTTCACCAATGATTGTTTGATGTGTTTTAAATGTGATACAAACTATTTCACTCATACAGATACCCTTGTAGTTGGTTCATAAACATCAAGTGTTACCCACTTTTTTGGAAACAACATTTCACGACCGACAAAATCGGCAATGTCATATGTTGGATCATCAACAAGACCGATCAATTCAATCTTGTTGTCAAACTCACGCATCACAAGATCATACTTGTATGCTTTAGAGATTTTAGGATTGGCTTCAGCCAATTGTTTTGCTACTTTTGTGATATTGCTCATAATTTACCCCTCACATTGAATAACTTTAATTTCACACTTTTTTAGAAAATTGATACCTGAATCACTTCTGTAGGCGTTTTTGTAGTAAACCTCCTTGATTCCTGACTGATATATCATCTTAGCACATTCCAAGCATGGTGCGTGGGTAATAAACATTGTTGCCCCATCACTTGAGTTTGTTGACCGAGAAACTTTCGCCAGTGCGTTACTTTCGGCATGTAAAACTTCTGGTTTAGATGTTAACCGTGTCCAACCATGAGCAGTTTCGGTATAACCATTGGCAATCATCCATTCTGGTGTTTCATAACATTCGTCTTTGAGAACATATAAAGTTTCTTCGCAGTTGTTATCCCAACCAGATGGCATACCGTTATATCCGATACCAATGATGGTATTGTCTTTGACGATTACACAGCCTACGTGTAATCTACGAGCAGTTGAAAGTTCAGCATAAACGCTGGCCGCTTTCATATGGGCTTTTACGTATTTTTCTTTCATTATAAGTAAGCACTCACTTCATGCATGGCGCACGACGAAAAAATCGTTCCGACTATTCCAAAATGACAAGTGACGTTCTAGCCACGTTTACGTTGTTGGCGTGTAGGAAGAATGGTAAAAATCTTTCACCTAAAAAACCTGGATATCTCCAAGGCAATGGCTCAGATGTTGTTGAGGTTGTTGGATATACTCTGCTTGTGTTCTGCCACACATATTCTAAAAGTTCGAATAACTCAGAAGCATATTTTCTGAACAGTTGCTTACGCATGACATAACATGTTTCAAAACTGGCGCCGTTGTCATCCCACCAACTCATCTTGTCTCTGTAATCAGGTAATAACTTTTCAATACCCTCTAAAAACAGACTCAAATACTCTGCTGGTTGTGACTGTAGATACTGATTGCGAACTGAGTATGGCAATGGCGTGATGTGATTCGTAATCGCATCGTGTGTCTCAAGTAGTTTGAGTGCGGCCGCCTTCTGTTCATCAGATGACATGTAATTAGCACTTTCTTGTGTGGCAGGCAACGATGATTTCAGAATATTTTTACCCAAGTCACCTTTGAAGTCCAAATAACGACGATATGTTGTACAGCCAATGAAGTCTGCACGACCATTATGCCACAAGTAATACTCGGATGCTTGTTGTGCTAATGCACGAAGAAACTCATCTTCACTACACATGCTGTAATAGTGACGATAGCCATATACACTTTTATGTTGTGATGTATTGATCCAATTGCCAGGTCCTGGTGGTTGCCACTTGTATGGCGCATGAGAACCAGCGTATGCCGCTTTCAGCCAAGATGATTCATGATTAAAAGGAAAGTCTTTGTGAAAATGACTCACCATCAACAGATCAGTCACCTTGCACCTCTTCTTTTTTCTTCTTCTTGAATTCAATTCGTGGAGCAATGATTGCTTGAATCATCTCACGCTTATAGTCAGTCTTGTTTTTACCAGAAAGACCTGAAAGTAGAACCTTCAGTTCTTTGCCCATTTTAAAGTTTGAATTTGATTTCATTACCATGTCCAAGCAACATAAGAGTATCGTGTGCCTTTCGTCACCAGATCGACTCTGTGTGGATAAAGGAAGTTTGATGGAAAAATCATAATCTCACCCGCTTTCAAAGTTATAGGAGTGTCTTGCCAAAACACCAAATCACCACCTTCATAGCCACCATTCAAACCACCAAGAATAGTAAGTGTTGGTATACCCTTGCGTTGACCATCAAACATCGAATGAATGTGATCGCAGTGAAGTTTCATTTGAGTATCTTCACGATAACGGTTGAAACGAACTTCAGTGAAGCCTTGCCATGATGTGTACCAATCACAACCCCATGCCGCAAGTTCTTGATGATATCTCTGCAAACCATCCCATATTCTCTGCATGATGTAGTTCTTATGCTTTACATTCGACCATGCAACGGCAAGTTCGTGATCATAAGAATGATTGGAGTTATTGTGATAATCATAAAAGGTATGCGTTTGAAACTCGGCCTTCACTTCTTCAAGTTCGTCAACAGTTTCTTGACACACTTCTGGTGTTAGCCAATCGGAATAGATTTTGAGATATGATCGTAGGTCTTTGTCCATCATGTATCCTTCAAAGTGGGGCTTGCGCCCCACTGATTAAGCAGCCTTCTTTTCTTCTTGTAGAAGTTTAGGCTCAAAAAATTTCAACTCATTACCAATTTCAATGCGTTTTGGTTTCTGATGTTCTGGAATAACATTAATCAGACCAACACGCAGAATACCATCTTTGAGTTCTGAACTATGTACTTCGATAGTGTCAGCAATGGTAATTGTTTTTGTGAAGTTACGTGCAGCAATACCTCTGTGTAGATATTCTGCTTGTCCCATCTCTTCATCTTCTTTATTGCCTTTGATCACCAAAGTATTTTTTTCTCTGGTAATTTCAATGTCGTCTTTACTGAAGCCTGCAACCGCAAGTTCAATAATGTAACGATTGTCATCTACTCTGATAATATTGTGATACGGAAAAGTATTTCCAGTATGTTGTGCTGGCGTAGCAGACAACAACTTTTCAATGTCATCAAAGAAACGATCAAAGCCAAGAGTATGATGTAGTAAAGGACTAATACGAGTAATAGTCATAGTTTTCTCCTTTTAAGCAAGTAAAATTACGTGACCCCGAAGGCATCACGACTCACTTGGCAACCACAAACGCTGTGCGGTTGACAAGATAAGTTCTTTGTGGATTACTTTGATTGAAGACTTTAATGAACTCATTATTGCCTTCTTTTATCACATCATCGTAATTCCGTGTGTACACCTCTTCTTTGGTGTACTTGTTAACCAGTTTAATCGCATTGTTTTTCACTTTGCTCATGATGCATCACCGTTATTCAGTTCTACCTTTTTTACCTATGTTATATTTAGCAACTAGTTCCCATTCATCTTTTTCTTTGAAAGCAATAATCTTAATTTGATGAATCGGAGCCATGTTATTCTCTACTATATCATAGTTTACAATCTTTAGCAAACCCCACTCTTCAAGTAAATTGGCAATAGCGTTGCGTCTTTGTATATCATTTTCGGTAATGGTTGATAACTTACCATCTAGTGCAAATAATTCTTTGAAGTGTACGATATAATACTTACCTTGTTTGTGTAGAATATGGCAAGACTGATACAGCACCCTTTCTTTACGACTTGAGACACCGATTCTTGTGAGTGTCTCACGAATTTTTAAAAAGTCATCTTGATTCGGCAGGACGACTTCAACAAACTTTGATAAATCAACCATGTCATTTCCTTAACCCACCCGTCAGGGTTTCTTCTTTTAGTTTTTGGATTTGTTCTTTGCTGAGAAGTCTCAAAGCCTCACGTGCTTTGGAATCGGACAGGCCATAGACCAGTTTGACACATTCCAAATCATCGTTTTTTTCAGCCTTAGCCCACTTCGCAAACGGTCTTTTCATAGACCTGACGGTATTTAGCAAATAGTCAAATTGTAGTTTCTTTTCAAGGTAGTGCCTACTATTCATCTCATTTGCAAAGGCCAGGCAATCCTTGTGCTGAGACAAGGCTCGGTTGACTAGAAAAGGAGCATAGTCCTTTTCTGTTATATCATCTACAATCATTTGCTTCTTGGTCTGCAAAATGGCTGTAGCATAGTCAAATGGATTGCTCATCCTAACTCCAAAAGGCTTTTTGTGGTAGAATTTTTGCCAGTCAAAAATCTATTTAATTTCAAATTTTCTTCATGCTTTTTGCCAGAGATAAAGACCAAATCTCTTTTATCTGAAAGTAAAGTGCCATCTGGTAATCTTAGCATGAGTTTACCATCAGTTGGATAATGCATAGTTCTCCACTTTGAATATCCCCTTAGTCTTTGAGCATCTTCATAATTGGTTTTAATTTGTGCCGGTTTATTCGGGTAAAAAAAGCATCTTGGAAATAACTCATTATCAAAAATTGTGACTTCATTCTCAAATAAACTTGATATGATCAAAGGTTCTCTAGTTTTCTTGATCACATCATCATGTGAAACACCGTTAAACTGTTCCTCTAAAACCTTATTATTTTCACAAGAGAACCACTCTCCTCTTATGTGAAACTGAGAATAATCTTCATGAATTGACCTCTCAACTCTAAACGCAAAACTTTCACTTTTACATTCAATCAGACCAACAAGTTTCAAAGGGTTTGGATTACCAATCTGTAAATCGGACAAACGCATCCTAACATCATTTGCCTTACCGATTTTTAGACACGAATTAACTTCATCTAAGATGGCGTAAACATAACTTTTCATTTAAACTCCACATTAGCCATGATTTCTGTCAGGCAAGCAACAAGATTGATTTCATGGTCAGCAACAAATGCTTGCTTGTATTGATAGTCAGCAAGAATTAAGACTGCTTGTGGTATACTCTGAGGCTTTGCAATGTCATACAAAGCATCATAGAGTTTGCGAAAGAATGTCGTGTTATCAATTTCCGACGTTGCTGCCCATTTACGGACGGACGTAAAGTCTTTTTCTTTCAAATGTTTGACAATCTGTGAAATAGAAATGTCACCAATCTGAGAGAGTATGCCTACATCAATCTTGCCGAGTTTGGAATAGCGTTGAAGTTCATTAATAACACGACGAAAATCTGGAAAGTGTTTCTTTACTACTTCGGCAATTACCTTTTCGTCAAATTCTACTTTCTCTGTATCAAGTATGTGTGTGATGCGTTTGAAAAACGCAGAAGCCATTTGCGCTTTTTCACCATTCTTCAAACCAAATTCAATGACGGCACAACGACTGTGTAGTGGATCAATGATTTTGTTTTTGTAGTTACAGGTGAAAATGAAAGAACAGTTTGCTGCAAACTCTTCAATCGCATTACGCAGAATTGCTTGTGCGTTTGGTGTTAGATAATCTGCCTCATCTAGAATGACAACCTTACGGCCGCCAGAGAGTGAAACAGATGATGCATAGTTTTTAATTTTGACACGAATTGTATCGACACCGTTCTCATCAGAACCATTGATTACCATGTAGTCGCAACCGATCTCGTTGCACATGGCTTTGGCGATTGTCGTCTTGCCCACACCCGCCCCACCAGCCAGAAGGAGATTTGGCATCTCTTTCTGGTTTACGTATTGTTGAAACACTGCTTTCAAACGTTCTGGTAGAATACATTCTTCCACTGTTCGTGGTCGATACTTTTCTGTCCATAGAAGATGTTCCATGGTAACCTTTCACAAAAATCATAATGTAGTATATTATATCAGTCAGCGTTCAATGCTGCAAGCACTTCAAGATATGGTTCTTTTACTTGCCAATCAATATTGTTGA